GAAGTTTTGCAGAAATACGGCAGCTACTGATGATACTATACAGATGCTGTTATTGCACAGTAAACAATTAGCACAATTAATCCTAGATATGAAGAGTACTACTGAACCGGTTAACGCCATTCAGCCAAAAGAAAGTGTTGCGGATATAATTAGGCAGTTTAACAATAATCTTAATAAATAAAAAACTATCCAATATGGAAAAGAAAGAATTATTAGTAGAATTGGAGGGGTTGAAGTCAACATTAGAGACTTCAATTACTGAAAAGACTAAGAGCGAAATCGCTGATCAATTGAAATCAGTATTAGCTGATGTAAACGCAAAGCTAGAGGCTTTTGCAAGTAATGACTCTGCTGATGCAGTTAAGTCTATGAATGAAGAAGTAGCTAAGGTTAAAGCTGATATGGCTGCAACTATTAAGGCACTTGATATTGTTCAAACAAGAGTAAAAAGCACTAACAAGTCTGACAATAGAATCATCACTTTTGATGAGGCTTTTGGTGCAGCGTTAGAAAAGAACTTTGATGCTATCCAGTCAATAAAGCAAGGGCAATCTTTTAAAATGGAGATTAAGGCTGATATGACTTTGGGTGGTTCATTAGATCCTAATGGTAACTTAAGTGGTGTGGCTTCTTATAGTTCACGTCAGGCTTTGTTGCCATCACAGAAAGTAAACATGAGAGACATTATCTCTACAGCTATATCTCCTACTGGTCTTTATGTTCAGTATCGTGAGACTTCAGGTGTACAGGCTATGGGTGTTCAGACTGAAGGAGCTGCTAAGACTCAAGTTCAGTATGACTTCACAGAGGTTAAAGTTGTTGAGAATTACATTGCAGGTTTTGCAAGATTCTCTAAGCAAATGGCTAAGCAATTACCGTATATGCAAACTACTTTACCACGTTTGTTAACTCGTGATTTCTATAAGACTGAGAATGCTAATTTTTATGCTAGTGTAATTGGTGGAGCAACTGGTGATAATACTACTACTGGTGCTAATCCTGTTGAGATTATCATGGACTTGATAGCTAACCAACAGTCATCTAACTTTAATGCTTCTTACGTTGTGGTAAGTCCTAAGACTTTAGGATTAATCAACAGAACATTATTGACTAACGGATATTATCCTGGTGCGGCTGGTGTTAGTTCTGTAGCAAGTGGTGCTGTGGTTATTGCTGGTACTCCAGTAGTATCTGCGTCATGGGCAACAGATAGTACCTACTTAGTATTCGACATGGATTATATCGAGAGAGTAGAGACTGAAGCTGTCAACATTACTTTTGCGTTAGAAGATGCAGACAATTTCACAAAGAACTTGATTACTGCTAGAATTGAGTGTCAAGAAGAGTTGAACTTAATGCTTCCTACTTCTGCAATTTTTTTAGATTAACAGTAAGCTCCGAGCCGATTCAAACTGAAGCGGGGGATGACTTACTGACAGAGGATAGTCAAGTATTATACACAGATCCTTAAAGTTGTGGTTTGGTAATGTAGATAACGGGCCTCTCTCATCTGAGAGGGGCCTTTTTAAAATATAAAAGATGATAAATTATAATTCTGTTTTAGATATACAATTTGACGATGGAATAATTGTAGAACCAGTCACATTAAATGAAGCAAAGGATTTCTGTAAAGTAGATATAAACACTGATGATGATATTATAACTGCCTTAATAACAGCTGCGAGGTTGTATTGTGAGGCTTATACCGGTGTAGGATTTATTGTACATAATGCCGTTGCTACCTTGAATAATTCTAATGGGGATATCTACATTCCTTATGGTCCCTTGCTAGCTATTAATCAGGTAACTGATGCTAATGGGAATATATTAGTATTGGATAGTACTTATAAATTATCAGGTCAATCCTTTAAGAGATTAGAATATCCAAGACAGAATAATATAACTATAGATTATTCTACTGGCTATGATGTATTACCACAGACATTAAAGACTGCGTTGCTTAACCAAATATATTGGTTATATGACAATAGAAGTCAGGCGATGGATGAGGTAAGTCCAATAGCTAAATCATTATTAAATCCTTTCAGACGTGTATAAGTTAAACCGCAGGATTACTATAAAAAGATATACAACCACAAAGAATGAGTTTGGGGGGTTGGTAGCTGATAATACATCAAGTTGGACTAAGTGGTCGGAGGTAAGGGATAGGAATGGCAGTCCTAGAAATGACTATCAGCAAAGGGAGTGGACGTATGACCAAATCTTTGTGATGAGGTACGAAGTTGCGAGACCTACTAGGAGTAATGATGTAATAGAGTATAATGGCTATCAGTATAAGATTAATAGTGTACAGATAAGAAGTGAGGCGGCTAGAGATTGGGAGTTTATTACGGCAACTAAACTAGACGAATCTATTAATTAATGAGCTACAAAATACCATATAATTTATTACCTAATTTAGGAGCGTTACAGGCTGGGGATATTATACCTAGTCTAAGACCAGCATTTGAGGAGGGCAGTATGACAGTATTTGACTTGACAAATTTTGTCAATCCAGGTTTACAATATAGGACATCAATGACACAGGTCGCAACATCAGATCCTACTGTTGATTATGAGTATGAGAATAGGATAGGATCGATATTCTGGACTTATGTGAGTGTTGGTATTTATAATGGATATTTGGTAGATGCGTTTGCAGGAGAGGTGCCTGAGCAGACAAAAGTATTTTTTAATTTGTCTATGAATAGTGGTACTAATAGCTATACTATTATTAAGATTGATTCTGATAATATAAGGATGAGTGTAAAAGATAAGGTATGGACTTTATCAGATGATTTATTAAAGACTACATTTATTGATTTTATTATTTACCCAGCAGCGTTACCATGATAAATCTAAAGGCATCAGGCATAGAGGCGTTATTGGCTAAGTTTAATAAATTAGCTAACGAGGCGCAGAATGATGTGCAGTCTGAGCTTAATGCCTTTGCTGATGATGTAGTAAGAGATGCTAAGAATTTAGTTAAGAATAACAGCTCTGATGAGGGCAACTTGCTAAGGAATATTAATCCTGAGTATGGCAGCGGTTCAGTTACAATAACAGCTAATACTAAGTATGCAGCCTATATTGAATTTGGCACACGAAAGTTTGCAGCTGAGTATGTAAGTAGTTTACCCACAGACTGGCAAGCCTTTGCTGGAACTTTTAAAGGTCCTATGAGTGGCGGTGGTAATTTTAAGGAGATGTTATTAAATATAACTGAATGGTGTAAAAGAAAAGGAATAGATGAAGAGGCGGCGTATCCAATAGCTAGAAAAATATTAATTGATGGTATAAAACCAAGACCTTTTTTATATCCATCTATTAACAAAAACCTACCTATATTAATTGGTAATATAAAAGATATATTCAAATGATAGATATTAATACATCACTACTTACGGCATATTATAATGCCATCAGTACGGTTAACATACCAATTTATGAGGGCGAGGAGCCTGATGATGTTAAGGATAAGATCTATGCTGTTCTGAGTGATGTCATAAATGTTGAGTCATCAACTAGCAATAGCTCAGACACTAGCACTACGATACAGATATCGGTACATTCATGGGAATATAAGTATAATAATTCTAAGGCGTTAAATGAGGCGTGTGCTTTAATATATCAAGCTGTAAAGCCAGATAGTAACGCTGTTTTAGATTTATCAGCCTTTGGATTACAGATGATGAACTTGAATGTACAGACAGACAGAACGGATAGATATGGTGAGATTGGGGGCAAAATATTTATTTCACGTGTATTGATTTTTCAACAAGATATTTTCGTAATTTCATAACAAATATAAAAATTAAAAAAAATGAGTGAACACAAGGTAGCCGGTGGTACGATGTTGCTGTTTATCGATCCAACTGGAGGTACTGATTACGATACAGTCGTATGTCTTACCAATTTGACAACAGCAGACGCAGTATCTGTAGTAGACGCATCAAGTGCGTGTGGACCTGATAAGAGTCCTGGTACTATTGAGATTTCTTATACTTTTGAAGGTCAGCATTTGCAAGATCCTGCGAGTGGTAAAATTTCGGGTACTAATCTCCGTCAGTTGTTGAGAAACAAAGCTACTGTTGGCTTTAAGTTAAGTCCAGTTGCTCCAGTTACAGGGGATGAAGTTCAGGAAGGCACAGGATACATATCTGAATTAGGTAGTACGTATTCATACGATTCTATCGGCACATTCAGTTTGACTTTGCAGCCGTTTGGAACTCCTTCTATAACTATTACAGCATAATAAATGGCAGAACATAAGATACAGGGTGGCGATATGCTACTCTTCATTGATCCAACAGGTGGGACAAATTACGATACAGTAGTTTGTCTCACTTCTGTTTCTAGCAATGACAGCGTATCAGTTGTTGATGCTTCCTCCGCCTGCGGACCTGATAAGAGTCCTGGCACTGTTGAGGTATCAATATCTTTTGAAGGTCAGCACTTACAAGATCCTAATGCAGGTAGTATAAGTGGCTCAAACTTATTACAACTATTAAGAGCAGAACAGACTATAGGATGGAAGTTAAGTCCTGCAAGTCCAGTGGCTGGGGATGAGATTCAGGAAGGTACTGGATTCATATCAGAACTTAGTAGCACATATTCTTATGACACTATTGGGGTTTTTACGATGAGTATAAGTCCTTATGGTTTGCCTACTATAACGGTAGTGCCTAGTGGTCCATCATTAAGTATTGGACAATCATATCAGGGAGGTAATATTGCCTATATTGATGGCACAGGACAGCATGGCTTTGTAGTTTATGGAGATGGAACTTCTGTAGCCACAGATAATTGGGCGATAGCACATACTCCAACATCAGCATATGGATTTGGTATAGGTGATGGTACAGCTAATACAGCTGCCATTATTGCTAATGTTACATCATTACCAGCTCTATCATGTGCTAATGGCGGATTTTATGGTTACAATGATTGGGTTATGCCTTCATATGATGAAATGGCTCAAATCATAACACAACATTTAAACGGGTATTTCCCTGCATTAAGCTTTACATTTTACTGGACTAGTACTGAAGATTTTACTAATACAAATAATGTATGGGTAAGAAATGCTTTAAATAATGCAGATACATCTGAAGATAAGTTAACAAATCTTTTTGATGCTGTAGCCATACGATATTTCTAAACCAAACACACAATAATAAAATGAGTTATCTACAAATTGAAATCGGAGGCAAAAAGAGGGGGTTAAAGTTTAACCAGCTTGCCATAGAATTAATTAGCAAGCATAATAACGGTACTACTCAATCAGCATTTATGTATGCCATGTTTTACGGAGGATTGATGGGCAATACTTATGTTAAACAGGAAGAGGCGGATTATACTTTTGAGGATGTATGCGATTGGGTTGATGCGTTGGAGAATAAAGCTAATGTAATCACAATGGTTACTAACGCCATGACAGAGACGCAGATATGGAAGACACTCGTAAAGAGTGGTGAGGAGATATTAGAAGGTGGCAAAAAAAAAGTATTAAAGAGCAATGCTTTGACAGCTTAAAGTTTGCATTGGGTAAACTAGGTTGGTCTGCGTATCAATATTATACAAGTTTGCCGATAGAGTTTTACGCAGCCTGTGAGGGATATATTGAGAAGCAAACCGAATCGGCTAAGTTGATGAGGTTTGCTTCCTTTCGTATAGCTGAGTCTATGGTAGGTAGTAAGGCGATAGGTAACATAGAGAGGTTTTGGCCGATGGCTGATGATGAAAAGCCAAAGAATGTGCAGCCAATGAATAAAGAGGAATATGATGCGATAATTAACAGACATAATATAAAAGTGAAATAACGATGGCTGAAGAAATTAAGATAGTAGTCGGTGCGGATACTAGTAAATTGCAGGCAGAATTAAAGAAAGCAGAAAGTGAGTTAAAGGCATTTCAGACGCAGCTCAATAATACAGGTGATAGTAAGAAGATAGACGAATTGAATAAGAAGATTGCTGAGACTAAGAATATAATCTCCAATCTAAAGACACAACTTCCTCCAATAGATATTACAGCTGATAATACGCAGCTGATAGCTCAGATAAAGAAATCTGAGGATGAGTTAAAGATACTTCAAGGATATGCCTCACAAGTCAAGATTACAGCTGATGCGTCTCAATTAGATGCTACATTTTTAAAGGCGGAGGCAGAGTTAAAAGCAATAGGATCATCAATATCATTGATAGATATTAAGGCTGATTCTACTCAGATAGACAGTACGATAAGTAAGGTTGAGAGTGAGCTGATGAACCTAAAGTCTATACCCATCCCTATTACGGCTGATGCTAATCAGTTGGTGACAAGTGTAGCACAGGCCGAGAATCAATTAGAGAGCATTCCTCCGGTAGAGATACCTATTACAGCTAATTTAAGCTCCATTGCTGACATAAAGAAATTCATTGAGACCAATCTACGAGATGTACAAGGATTACAGGCTAACATAAATATAAATGCCAATACTGAAGCATTTGTGTCTGAGTTAAGAAAGGCTGAGCAAGAGTTAAAGAATATACAGTCAGAACTAGGCAAAGTAGGTACTGGTTCAGAGTTTAACCGGTTATCACAGAACGCTAAGAAATTACAGACAGATATTGCAGGATTAAAGACGCAGATAACTGCTACAAGTGGTGCCATCAATAAGATGCCACAGCAGCTTAATAGTGCTAGTTATTCTATTACGAATCTATCTCGTATTGTGAGTGATTCGGCTTATGGGTTCATAGGTATTGCGAATAACATCGGACCATTTGTAGATTCATTAGCAGCAGCTAAAAAAGAGGCGGCAGCTACTGGGCAATCATTAGGTAAAAATTTACTTTCTTCATTAAGTGGACCAGGTGGATTATCACTTGCCTTTGCAGCGGTAACTACTGCTATAACCTTTGCACAGATTGGATTTAGTGCGTGGACTAGATCTGCACAAAAGACTAAGGATACTGTTGATGAAATTAAAAAAGCACAGGAAGATTTTGCTAAGTCTTTAGACTCTGCAAAGGCATCAGCCATGTCATCTGGAATAGCTTTGCAATCTTATGTAGATGTTGCTAAGAATAGCACACTACCAATAGAGCAAAGAAATGAAGCATTAAAGAAAGCTAATCAGATATTAGGAGAGCATGGTAAGGTATTAACATTAACAAGTGTAGCAACAGCTGAGGGAACTAGAGAAGTAGAGCTATATACTAAGGCAATTATTGCACAGGCAGTAGCTACTCAATATACTACTCAAATTGCTACAGCTACAATAGATGAGATAAGATTAAAGAAAGAATTAACTGCAGCTCAATTAAAATTAAATGCTGCACAGGTAGAATCAGCGAGAGCAGGAAAAGTAGCAAGTGAAGCAGCTAGAGCAGGAGCTATAGTTGGTAATTTAACAGCTGAAAGTAATAGAAAATATGCTGAGGCATTATCTAATGTTAATACAATTCAATTAAAATTAACTAGTACTCAGAATTTAATTGCTTCAAGTGCAGAAGAGGCTAAACAAGCTACAATAGATGCTACTGCTGCATTTAGTGCTTTAGGTACAAAAGCTAAGGATAGTACAGATAAAGCAGCTAAAGGCACTGAGACATTAGCACAAGCTTTAGCTAAGTTTGAAAAATCACTTAAGGCTACGCAGGCTACTGGCATATCATTAGGCACTCCACAATTAGAGATTAATCAGGATAAGATAAAAGAGTTTGAAGGTATATTAAAAAAGATAATTGAGAAATTTAATGTAGATCCTAATAATAAAGTCTACTTAGGATTGGAGGCAAGATTACAAGATATTCAATATGAAAATCTATTATTAAAACTCAGAGCAAAATTAGAAAGTGCCGCTAAGGCTATTTTATTGCCTTGGGATTTTAAGCCGAAATCACAGAATGAAATTCCTATACCTGATATTGCAAAATATATTAAGCCTGTAGTTATATCAATAAAAGTAAAGGCTGAATTAGAAGCTATAAAAGGTAGTATTGTTCCTCCTGAATTTGTCAATAATATAAAAAAGGAGTTAAAAGGTTCGGCTGATCAAATTAAGAAAGCGTGGAAAGATTACTCTACTCAAATAGATAATGCCGCCACAGGATTCCTAACTGATGCAGCTGCTAACATTGCCATCAAATTTGGTGAGGCATTAGGAGCAGCGTTAACAGGTGGCAACTTTGGTGATGTATTCAAAGGTGTCTTTGAGTTATTAGCTGGAGGTATTCAGTCACTAGGTGAGCAAT